TGGGTAATTCCATCACCCATCCTTCCCCCAACAACTGATATAAGATTTCTTGTTGCGGTGTTGTTTTTCCATTTCCACCTCTTGAAAGAAAAGTTCTTCCTTTTAACTTTTCTTTCATTTTTAATCGACTTTCCGGATTTTTCATCGGATTGTTTGTTATCATTCTTTGTGATGTGTTTTTTGAAAGATGCGGGTTCATCTTGTGAATTTTTTTCATATGTTCCGACCACCCACCATTTTTTTCTATTGTTTTTTTTCGTTTTTCTTTTACATATGGATTGTTTGATGTTACCGTATTTGAACAAACGACTGAACAATATGTCTTGTGATTCATTTTTTTCTCTGTCGTAAAACTCATTACATTCCCACATTTTAGACAGTTTTTTTGGAATTTTAATTCTTTTGGTTTTGGTAATCTGTGCTTGTTGCTCATTATTGATGCACAACTTTTTGAACAACACTTCGCTTTTTTCCAAATTTGTTTTTTTGTCAAAGGTTTCTGGCAACATATACAAGTCATCGGTTGGTGTGAGGTCTTTTGCTCTAACATATCCTTTTTCATTTACATAGAATTTATGATTATCAGTACATTCAATAAATAGTCCGTTGCTAAATTTTATTTTGTATATACTGTCTTTTCTTTTTCTAATCCACCTATTAATTTTTTTATATTCTAATTTTTGTTCTTTGTGATTAAACGTCAATATTTTAACATCAATTCCATTCTCAACTATATCACCAATATTCATTTCACCCAATTCAGTCATGATTTTTGTGTCATAAGTAAAACATTCGTCCAAAACAACTAAATCAAAATTACTTTTTAAAATACGTGAGTTGTCCCTGTCTTTTGGGTCGTGAAAGTTTTTTAAAATGTCATAGTTAACAATTACAAAATCCGCATCCTCATATCTTTTACTTCCACAGATATATGTTGAACGGTCAGTGTAGTTTTCAATTTCCCTTTGCCAGTTAATCTTTAAAGATGCTGGACAGATAATCAATATTTTCTTGGCTTCGCTTTCTAATGCCGCCACAATAGTTGATGTTGTCTTACCCAAACCCATGTCGTCAGCCAAAATAAATCTTTTGGTTTTCACAAGTTTTTCCACTGCTTCAATTTGGTGTGAAAGTAATGGTCTGTGTGCGTATTTTGAATAATCAATTTCTTTATAGTATTGTTCGGGGTTTTTAATTACCGCTGCTTTGGGTAACCAAAAATCGGTCAATGATTCACTTTCAAAGAATCGACCCCATATATGATATGACTTATCTTTTTCAACCAATAGTTTTTCAATCCACACTTGTTTTGGTGGTACGGTATAAAGTTTTTCGTTTGATATTTTTTCAGAAAAATAGTCATCTAACTCAACCCACTTCTTTGCAACTTTTGGAACTGTTTGTGAATAGTTCATAATATATTCACATTGACTTCTTGTTGGAATACCACGCTTGTTTGGGTTGAAAATTCCTTTTAATTTTAGGATATAGTTATTCGCACCCTGATAATCGTGTAACACATTAAGGGCTTTTTGTTCTAACAATCCTGAGTTTTCAATAATGGGATTTTCCAAATCAATTAATACTAATAAAGAAATATAATAAAAAATTGTGTATTTATCAATATATGACAAATAGGGTACCAATTACAAGAATATCCAAGTTTTTTTCTGAAAAAGATTTTGACTTAAATATATCTATGGGTGAAGAGTGGTTAATGGGCGACATGTCGTTCACATTGGTTTTATATCGTATTGATAAAAGAAATACAAATCAAGACGATGTTTACGGTGAAGCGTTAACAGATTCAATTTCTTACTTACCTCCTGTTGAATTTAAGGGTTATGTTAAAATTGAATCACCAAGTCAAGCATCTTTTGGTAATTCAAAATTAAGCCAAACTGAACCTGGTAATTTAATTGTTTCAGTTTACTTACGACACCTTGAAGAGTTGGGTGTTGAAATACAATACGGGGATTATATTGGGTACCCCGAAACTGAAACTAAAACCAGATATTATTCAGTCGCCGATGACGGTAGGGTTATTTCGGATAACAAACACACATATGGTGGATATAAACCTTTTTATAGAACACTTGTTTGTACACCCGTTAATGATAATGAATTTAGGGGTATTTAACTAAATAAAATAATATATTTATAAAAAATGGCCTTACCCAAAAAATTAGTTAAAAACATTTCGTTAACTTCACCAAAGATTTTAACTGAAAGACGAGAAGAACTTTTAGAACAAATTCAAAAGGATGGAACCTACCTACCAAAAGGTATTTTACATGCTGATTTAGATAGAGGTATGTTGGACTTCGTAAAAAATGATTTGGGAATATCTGTTGACGGAAAACAAGTAAACACGGTTGATGTTATTGTTACAACACAAAACTGGGCACAATTTACACAGACTTGGAATTTCCAAGATTTAGATTCAAATATATCACCTCCATTTATAACCACCGTTAGAAAACCTGAAGTACCATATGGTTCTAATCCCGCTGTTAAATATAGAATACCAGGTAGACCACAGTTTCAGTACGCTGCTGTTCCAACATTTGACGGTCAAAGAAATGGGATGGACATTTATACAATTCCTGAACCAACGCCAGTTGATATAACATATGAAGTAAAAATATTTTGTAATCGATTAAGAGAAATCAATGAGTTTAATAAAAAAATTATGAAAACTTTTGGTTCAAGACAGGCGTATACACTTATAAAGGGAAGATATATTCCGATTATTTTGGATAGTATAAATGATGAGTCTGTAGTTGAATTACAAAAAAGAAGATATTTTATTCAAACTTATGTTTTTAAAATGTTGGGTTATATTATTGATGAAGCCGACTTTAAAGTGAAACCTGCGGTATCAAGAACATTGACAATGTTTGACACAGAAATTAAAACCAAATCAAGATTTGCAAACAATGAAGTTGGTAATCCCGACAGTTATAATAATGTATTTAATTTTTTGGGAAACAATAATACTTTAACCGATACAATTGATTTAAATTATGATTTAATTTTAATCAAATCGAATAACGTTTCATCTTTTAATGTGACAGTTAATGGAAATTACATAGGTTCAAATGTTTCAACAATCATGTTAAACAATGGTGATGTTTTAGTTATCACCGTAACCAAAGATATTATTAATACTGACGCTTCAATTTTATTTAACGCAGATTTTAATTTATAATGGGTCACCATAAATGTCAGTTTTTATCTGACATTTTTCTTTAATAAGATTTTCTAAAAATCCGTATATCTTAAAACCATTCTTATTACAGTAAGATTTCAAAATTTGATGTGATTCTTCCGAAATTTTAATATTTTTTATTTTTTTTAGATTTTTTTTCATAAGTAAGAAAAAAGTAAGAATTTATTCATCCTATTAAATAAATAGTGGCCCAGTAATAAGTTTTTTACAAAAATCAATAATATTTATGTAGAAAATAAAAGAGTAATAAAAAACAAATAATGGCAACATCAAATAAAGTATTCGTTTCACCTGGTGTCTACACATCAGAACGTGATTTATCATTTGTAGCTCAAAGCGTCGGTGTGACAACATTGGGTATCGTAGGAGAAACACTTAAAGGTCCAGCTTTTGAACCTATTTTCATCACAAGTTTTGATGAATTTACAACATATTTTGGAGGAACAAGTCCCGAAAAATTTGTAAATACACAAATTCCAAAATACGAAGCGGCGTACATCGCTAAATCGTATTTACAACAATCAAATCAATTATTCGTAACAAGAGTTTTAGGATTATCTGGTTATGACGCAGGTCCATCTTGGTCTATTAAAACGGTTGCAAATGTTAACGGCTCAACTGTCGGATTTACATCAACAAGCGGAACATCGGTTGTTACTTTTACAGGTACAACAGGTGGAACTTCAACAATATCATTTGGGTCAATCACTGGTTCAATATTTGCAAATGATGCTAGTGATAGTGTAACATTGGCGGATGGAAGTACTACAACAATTTTAGGTTCAATCAGAGGACAATTGAATGATATTTTTAATACTAACTCATTAAGTGGTAGTTCAGTGTATGTGTTTGGAACATTAACAGATGCAAGATACAATCTATTAACAGGTAGTACATTATCAGGATTAACAAATGTTTATTCAGTTAATTCAATGAAAAACAGTTTGAATGATTCAGCAAGTCGTGATAATGATTCTTGGTATTATTCACAATTTGATATTACAACTGGTAATTCATATTCAGGATATTCATTTACAACAAACATTTCAACATTAACAGGAACTTCGGGTTCGTATTCAGGTTCTGTTATTGTTAACTACAACACATTATCAGGTACAGCGTTTAGTTCGTATAATAATATGGTCGTAGCAACTTTACGTTCAAGAGGTATTGCAACTTACGGTTCAAGTGTTGAAAATCCTGACTATCAAGTAACAGGTGTAACAAATACTGTGTTAAATTTTTCAGGTACTTATTCAGGTACTTCTAAAAATCCATTTGGTTCATTCGGTGTTTCAGGAAAAACTAAAGACAACACTACGTTTGAATTTAAAGCGTCATTAGATGGTTCAGATGCAAATTATATCACAAAAGTATTTGGTGGTTCTAATTTTGGAAAACCAAAGGCTGAAGTACCATTATTTGTTGAAGAAGTATTTTATAACTTATTAAATTATGGTTATAAGAAAGGTTATGTAAAAGGTTTAAGTTCTTCTTTAACTTCATTACCTTCAGCACAAGATGATAACGGAACTAACACTTCTATTGGTTGGTATTTAGAACAGTATCAAACACCTAAAACACCTTATCTTGTTTCAGAATTAAGAGGTAATAAAGTTTACGAATTGTTTAGATTTATATTAATTTCTGACGGTAACGAAGCAAATAGACAAGTTAAATTATCTTGTGTAAACATGTCATTTAATAATTTAACATTTGATGTTGTTGTTCGTGACTTTAATGACACAGACGCAAATCCAGTAATACTTGAAAAATTCACAAATTGTACTATGAATCCAAACTTAAATAGTTTTGTAGCTAAAAAGATTGGAACTTCAGATGGTGAATACGAAATCAAATCTAAATATGTGATGTTAGAACTGAACATTGATGCACCTATCGATGCGCTACCTTGTGGATTTGAAGGTTATACTTTAAGAAACTATGGAACTTCAACAGTACCATTCCCAATTTACAAAACTAAATATGACACTGCGGGTGAAATAATTTACCAACCACCTTTTACAAGTGTAACAAGAAGTGGTGGTGATAAAATTAACAGAGTTTATTTAGGTATTTCAGATACAGTTGGATATGACAATGAATATTTCAACTACAAAGGTAAACAAAACCCACCTAATATTGGTACCGCAACAGATTCATCCGATTGGAGTTTCTTGTCAAAAGGTTTCCATATGGACAGTGGAGCAACAGTAGTTACAATATCATCAAATTTTACAACATCAGGTACTTCGGCATTTGAAGTTGGTTCGGCGTCATTTACATCAGACCCAACTGACCCAACTAATCCTTATTACAAATTACAGTCACGTAAATTCACTTTGTTAGCTCAATCAGGTTTTGACGGTTGGGACATTTACAGAGAATATAGAACTAACGGTGATACATACACTTTAGGTAATACGGGTTTCTTAAAAGGAGCTGTGGCTAGTTCACAGTACCCAACAGCAACTGGATGGGGAGCGTTCAAAAAGATAACTGTAGATGGTAATCAAACTGATTTCGCGAACACTGACTATTATGCGTACTTGAAAGGACAATTAACTTTTTCAAACCCTGAAGCTGTAAACATTAACGTGTTTGTTACACCGGGTATTGATTTTGTTAATAACTCAAATCTTGTTGAAAATGCTATTGATATGATTGAAAGTGATAGAGCTGATTCATTGTACATTATGACAACACCTGATTACAACATGTTCTTACCAACAACAACAGGTACTGATGGTTTGTTATACCCACAAGAAACTGTTGATTCGTTATCAGATGCGGGAATTGACTCTAACTATACAGCAACTTACTACCCTTGGATTTTAACAAGGGATACTGTTAACAATACACAAGTTTACTTACCACCAACAGGTGAAGTTTGTAAAAACTTGGCATTGACTGATAACATTTCATTCCCTTGGTTTGCATCTGCGGGTTATACAAGAGGATTAGTTAGTTCAGTTAAAGCACGTAAAAAGTTAACACAAGAAGATAGAGATACCTTATATCAAGGTAGGGTAAACCCAATCGCAACTTTTTCAGATGTTGGAACTGTAATTTGGGGTAACAAAACAACACAAGTCGCTGAATCAGCTCTTGATAGAATCAACGTAAGAAGATTGTTATTACAAGCTCGTAAGTTAATTTCAGCAGTCGCTGTTAGATTGTTGTTCGAACAAAACGACGACAAAGTTAGACAAGATTTCTTGGACGCTGTTAATCCAATTTTGGATTCAATCAGAAGAGATAGAGGTTTGATTGACTTTAGAGTTGTTGTTACAAACACACCTGAAGATTTGGATAGAAATACATTAACAGGTAAAATTTACCTTAAACCAACAAAAGCTCTTGAATTTATTGATATTGAATTTTTAATCACCCCTTCAGGAGCATCTTTTGATAATATTTAAAAATAAACTTGGGAGGATAAATAAAACTATCCTCCCTATTATTTATATATAAAACTATGGAGTTCACAAAAAAAGTATTAATGGAAAGTTTGGAAGTACCAACTAACGGTAAAGAAACTTATTCAAAAAAACCACAAAACATTATTGTAACTGAATCACAGTTAGAATCGATTATATCAAAACTATCAAAAGAAAAAAAATAATGAATTTAAAAAAATCGATTAGAAAGCACTTGTTAGAAATGGTAAATGAGGGTATGGACCCATCAGGTTTACCAGACCACAAATATTATGCTTTTGATTGGGATGACAATGTATTGAACATGCCAACAAAAATTATGGTAGTAGATGACCAAGATAATGAAATTGGTATGTCTACAGATGATTTTGCGGAACACAGACACGACTTGGGTAAAAATCCATTTGTTTATAATGGGAAAACTATTGTTGGTTTTGCACCTAATCCATTTAGAAATTTTAGAGGTGAAGGTGAAAAACAATTTTTGATTGATGTAATGTCAGCTAGTTTTGGACCATCATGGGACGATTTTATTGAGTGTGTTAATGGTGGGTCGGTTTTTGCAATCATCACAGCTCGCGGTCACAATCCAATGATTTTAAAACAAGCGGTTTACAAACTCATCAAAAATAATGTTGGTGGTTTGGACCAAGAAAAATTGGTAGAATCATTAAAGAAATATCGTGATTTCACAGGTGAAGATATTAAAGACGATGACACAATGATTAAAGAATATTTAGATATGTGTCGTTTTCACCCCGTATCGTTCGGAACTGGTTCTGAAGCCAATCCTGAAGAAGGAAAAATAAATGCGTTAAGAGAATTTATCAGTTATTGTAAGGAACTTGCAAACATGGTGGGTGGTAAAGTCTTATTTAAAAATGACGTGTCCAACAATTTTGTGATACCTTCAATAGGTTTTTCAGATGACGATGAAAGAAATGTGGAAAAAGTAAAAGAATTTTTAAATAAAGAATTTGGACTAGAGCATCCAGTAACAACTTATTTAACTAAATCACAAACTAAAACAAAATATTAATATTTAATATAATTAATAAACTAGAACGCCTAGATAATATAAGACAAAAATTTTAAATAATCAAGTATTTATAGGTAAATAAACTAAAATAACTAAAACAAAAAATATAATAAAATGGCTGACTTATTAATGAAAATGCCCGACCCATATGAACCAAAACGTAAAAACCGATTTATTTTGACGTTTCCATCATCATTGGGTATTAATTCTTGGTATGTAGAATCGACTGCCAGACCAAAAATAACAATTAAAGAAACCGAAATTCCTTTTTTAAATACATCAACATATGTTGCAGGTAGATTTAACTGGAATACAATACCTGTTGTTTTCCGTGACCCAATTGGTCCATCAGCGGCACAATCGTTAATGGAATGGGTTCGTTTACACGCCGAATCGGTTACAGGTCGTATGGGATATGCGGCAGGTTATAAAAAAGACCTTTCATTGGAGATGTTAGACCCTTCAGGTGTTGCGGTCGAAAAATGGATATTACAAGGATGTTTCCTAACAGATGTGGATTTCCAAAGTGTTTCATATAGTGAAGACGGATTACAAACCATTTCAGCGACACTTCGTCCTGATAGATGTATTTTAGTTTACTAATATTTCATTTACAAAAAACAAAGTCAGTTTATATTTAAAGCCAGGGTAATCCCTGGCTTTTTTTATGGATACAAATCAACAATACGGACAAACAACTTTAAATTTACCACATGACGTGATGACATTACCATCACAAGGATTATTTTATAAAAACAAAAAGAAATCTATTAGAGTTGGATATTTGACAGCTCAAGACGAAAATTTGTTAATGAGTTTAAACTATGATACGAAAACGTTGATAAGTACGTTAGTTCGTCAAAAAATATATGAACCTGACATTAGAATAGAAGATTTATTGGAAAGTGACGTTGAGGCAATTTTAATATTTTTAAGAAACACGGCATTCGGTACTAAATATAATTTATCAACTGTCGACCCATTAACCAATATTAGGTTTGATGTTTCAGTTGATATCGATGAATTAAATATTAAAGAATTACCAATCAAACCGGACGATAATGGTTTGTTTAGTGTTAACTTACCAAAATCTAATGATACTGTTAAATTCAAATC